GTCGCTGTACCCACTTCTTACTCGCCCAATCTATTTCACGAGTATTCTCGTTGTAATGCGGGACGATCATCTCTGCCATCTGGTGCGTCCAACGCGGACGTTCGTTTATTTCGTCCCAGTCACATAGCACATAGCTATCGCCGATCATGATAGTTTCTGTATGCACTACGGTCTGCATATAATCCATACGGTTACGCGCCCACAGTTCCCCTACCCATGTGCTTATTGTTTCGTCCTCAATATCAAACCCCAGAACTGTAAGACGTTCCGACAAACTATCCACCACCACGTTCATGAAGTTATCGCGAAACTGTAAGCGAGGTGGGAGGAACTTCTTTAAACGATCCGTCAAAGCAGTATCGTGGTCGCCGCCATAATACTGTCGAGTTAACTCATAATCGGTGCGCCTATCATCCGCTTGCTGTTGAATCCAACGCATTAGCGATTCGGATACAGGGTCAAGGCCATTCGTCATAACCATATGATTAATACCCCATCTTTATTCTTACAACACCCTTAAACAGCGGCTCATGCACGGTAGTTCCCACGATTCTTACGGTTTATCCCAATATATCGGATTACCGGGGTCGAGTCCTAGGGGATTGTCTGCCGGGTTAATTCGCCCCGTCCCAACTAGTTGGTGCACCAGGGGTTCGGGCGAGTGCATATTCCGCAACCGCATGAACGATCCAGACAGAGCGTCCACTTGATCGTCATGCCCTCCCAATGGAAACGCTTCGACTTCATCCAGAAAACGGCTTAACCACGGGCCACGTAACAGGCGTATGTTCCCCACTTCTGCCTGACTGCTTACCGGCCCTGCCCTTTCGACCTTAGAGCCTGTATTGCGCTGGCCGCGTACCGTGTAGTCGGGTAATACCTTGGTGACATAATGGTAGATAGTATTTACCCCGCTCGCCCCTGGCTCCTGCTCGATGAAGATATGAGTGCTTGCCCCGTCCATCGCCGCCGTCTGTTTGATTAACGCTTCTACTTCTGCTGGGCTTCCGCGCATTTGCTGCACATCCACCACATAATACAAACCGTCAGAACCGTAATCGACACGAACCCCTGCCGTATAGTCTGGGTCGTTGTTTGCGCGTAATGGTGTAGCCGCTAAATCCCAGAAGCGGACACTACGATTACGCATCACGGGCAGTTCGTCTACGATCGGGAACCATTCGCGTTTGAATAGATTGCCTGGCTGACGTGCCGACCAATCCCCCATCAATAACTGCTGACGGGTTACTGGATCGAGTTGGTTCAGCGACTCTACATAGGCGTTTTGATCGAGGTACGGATTATCAGGCAGAGACGCCGGGATGAAGATACGGCCTTCGACAACTCCCTCTGCATCGATGAATCGCTCCCGTACCCACTCATGCCCGATCCCTCCAGGGTTACTTGCCGACCTCATCCTGAGAGGCACACCTACTTCTGCTGTACGGCGTAAGCGGCTGAATAGATACCTGTATTGGTTCTCGTTAAACTGCGTTAATTCATCGAACCCTATGAATTGAAACTCTGTGGACTGGTAGCGGTACTCATCGCCAGGCCGCTCTAAGTAACCAAAGGTGATCGTAGCGTTGCTCGGGAATACCCATGTTTTCATGCCATCGCGCCACGCCGCAGAGGAAGGCATTAACCATTCCCTGGCTCGACTCATTAACGCGCCTGGCAACGCTAAGTCTGTATAGGATCGCCGTAATAGCAGGGCAGAATAGCCTGGGACATTAACGTATTGCAACGCCGCCATAAGCAAAGCATCGCTTTTACCTCCCCCTGCCGCTCCTCCATATAACGCTTCGCGATTGGTTAATAGAAGGAAGGCTAGTTGCTTAGGGGTTGGCTTGTGCGGGATATATTCCGTCCAGGGAAGCTGGAGCGTGTCCATTGCTTTCCAGCCGGACTGCCCCAGCATCTCGCAAGACTTCGATTGCCCTGGTAATGTCACCAATGTCTAACGTCATCACCTCATGCTGGATGGGTGCGCCATCGGCACCTGTATGCTCTAACCGTACCGGAGAATCTAACCCCATTAACTCACGCATATCTTTGATCGTTTGCAGACACAGCTTGCTCGATGCCGCGTCAGCCTGGAGCATTAAGGGCCAGTGTACTTGGAGTACCTTTGTCAAACGTCCTAGTGTCAGACTACGATAGTCTGTGACTGCCTCGTGATTTGAGCGTGCGAGGGCTACTTTGACAGCCTCTATAGCACCAGTATGGCTTTTATAGCCAAGGTGGTCGGCGATCTCTTGCCAAGTACGGCCTGCCATGCGCAATTCTAGTGCTTGTTGCTGTTTATTTTGCGCTTCGATCCGGCGAGGCGATAGTTTACTTTCACCCGGCATTAACTGTCCTTATCTCCTCGACTATATCTTGTTGTATCCATTCCCAGGTCATCGCTATCCCGGTAGCGGGGTCAATCTGTGGGTCGTACCCCAAGAAATCGCGTGCTTTCTGATTGGTGAATAACTCCCTCTGGCCTTCCTCGCCAGGACGGTAAGGCTGATGGATGATAGGGAGTCTGATATTCGGGCTGGTTATGTCGTAACACATTTCCGCTAGAGCATCGATGCTGAACTCTGCCCCGTAAGAGACTTGGAATTTCTCCCCGATAATATCATCGCCTTCATGCTCTACTGCCGCGATCCAGGCCTGTACTACATCGTCTACGTGGGTGACATCACGGGTTTGGTCGCCGCCTTCAATCATGATTGGACGCCCTAATGCGATATTACGCAACCACTTATAGATAAATATCTCACGCCGCATATTCGGGCCGATAACCGCACCATTGGACATATACACTACAGGCAAGTCGTAGCTTAACCGCCACGCACGGAACGCCATCTCTGCCGCCGCTTTGGAGAATGAATACGGGTTATGCGGGGTTAAAGGGTGACTTTCGTCAATGGGGAGGTATTCAGCCCTACCGAATTCATTCCCTGAGCCGGCGTAGATGATACGTTTGATCCACGGGGCATCTTTTAGTGCCTCTAATAGACAAACTGTACCGAATACATTGTCCATCGTGACTTGCCGCGCACCAGTGAACCCATAGGGCACGTCGGCTTGGGCGGCGAGATGTATCACTATATCTTGATCGACTAGGTCGGTTGATTTGATGTCCATCAAACTAGCCCACTGGTAATCCACTTGATCGATGATCGGGCGCAATAGGGGTGCTTGTAACGGGCCGACCCTATCCATGATCGTCACTTTATGACCGCGTGCTACGAGGTGTTTAGCTAACCCCGAACCGCCGAATCCCGCGCCGCCGACTATATATACGTTAGCCATCTGAGCCTCCTAGGGCTTCTAAGTTTTGAGCATCCTTTGCCCACAATGCGGGTTTATTATTCCAAGCTTTAATTTCGACTTGCCGATAGCCGTGAGCAAATAGCGTTTTATTGAATATTCCCGATAACTTTGATGCAGGCAACCAATTTCGTTCTACCGAATAATGGTTGAAATGTCCGATTGAATGGGTATTGAACGAATTAGCCACATAAAGGAATCTAGGAGAGAGTGTTGCCAGGATTTCTTCTAGATGGGTTATCGGTGCAAGAATATGCTCGAAATATTCAGAAGCGAATACCAGATCAATCTGCCCGAGTCCTTGTATATCCGAAGCCATCTTAAAGCCGCTCGCATCTGCCATAACCTTACAGAAGTCGTGCTGTTTCGTTCCTTCTAGGTTCGTACCGATAACCTCACTGGATGGGAATATTTGCTTGAAGCCAGCCGTTGTATAACCGATACCACACCCCAGGTCAGCGATAGTTTTGACATTCTCGACAATGGGGTACACATTCGGCTTCAATAAAGTACGCAGATAGTTTCGGCTATATATCGCCCAGCATACCCACATGTCCGTGAAATAGTAATCGTCATCGTAGATTGCATAATCTGGCTCGCCGCTATTCAGCGAGTCGTACCATCTACCTTCTAATTCCACCATATACTGCGGTAGGGGTATCGGCTGTTCTTTGCTCGTTCCTCTATGCCGCAATATCTGATCGATCATATCCTTAGCGAAGTCTCTGTTTATCGGATACATGCTGGCATATTTATTCAAAAAGACATTAACGAACCGACTAGGAGGGGTATTCACAAGATGCGCAGGCTTTACCGTCTGCCCTGTTTTTGCTATCTGTTCATCCATATAACCTTGAATCCGCTTACTGACTATCTCTGGTTTGACCTGTTGCAAGTTTAACCCGTATTCATCGATCAGTTTAAGGTTATCAAAATCAACATCGTTTCGTTTAATTAGTTTATTGTCGAAATGTTGCCAATTAGCCTTAATATGATGCTGTGGTCGCTTGAACTTTCGAGTAGTTTTGACTACACCCGGCCATTTACGCTCTAGTGAGCGAGCCATATATAGCCGTCCATCCCCGTCATACAGTTGGTCGGTATTTCCCCCTTTCATCGTCATAGTTTGCAGTTTATCTATTAAGAAGATTTGCATCTGAATAGTGCACCAACCGTCTGCCAATACCTGTAAGCAGAGGTCGGTATCTTCGTTATAACGTCCACGCCATTCATGGGGTAATTCATTGAGGATCAACATACAGGAATATACGTGGCAATTAAGGCGAAACGGCGGAACTTTATGCCCTTGGCGCGGGTTGCGTCCAAAGAACGAATAATTCAGACCGCCAATAGCTACATTGGTATAGCGATCGATAAATTCTTCTGTGATATGTAACGCGGCTCCCGAATCGCACCAGATACGCTTGCCACGATACCAGCGATAGACGCCGCGCATATTATCGTCCAGTATCCAGTGTCGTTGATCGCCGTTAGCTGTCGAATGTTCTTTAACCCAATTCCTTACCGGGATTGAGCCGCGCCCTAGATTACTAAAGGGGAGGATATGTAGACGCTCCTCCCCGTATCTTGCCGCATATAAATCTTTTTCTTGAGGTTCAATGACGATATGGAATGGGACTTCTTCCCGAATCAAGAAGTCTGCTGTCTTACAAGCGTCAGCACGCCCTTTAGAGATCACATATATCGGGTATATCGGTTTAAGGTTTGGCATCAGCTATTAACCTTGGAAGCGGATACTACTGGCATCATCATGCGGACGTGGGGGCCACCATACTGAGAACGCCGACTTGGTATCTGACTTATCCGCTGTGAAACCTGGGTCGAGTGTTGTGATCTGCTCGATTAAATCACGTCTATCTTCTGGGGTATCGAAGTACACCATCATGCAATAGCGTTTATGGGCTTCATCTTCGCCAACAAATTCTGGCATTCCGACCCATTCTGCGGCGGCGTCGAAATCTTCTATTTCGCTTTGAGGGCGTGTGACCATCAGAAGGTTAGCTAACATACGATCGTCATAGCCTGTACCTAGTAATCCTGTCGGGTTAGTGTCTTTGACCTCTTTCAGTAATTCCGTCAATGCGCGGTCATTAACTTCGCCTAGGTTAGAAATCTCGTTATCGCTCGCTAACAGCTTTAGCGCACGTGCATCATCAGGGTCGATGGTTAATCGGATGACAGGAATGACTGTGTACTCCATTTGTCTCGCCGCCGCTACTACGCCATGTCCGGCAAGGATCGTCCCGTCATTTGCGATCACTACGTTCCGATAGATGCCATTGGCACGGATGCTCTCAGCGATATGCTCAAGCTGGTCAGCCGGGTGATTAACATAGTTACGCGGGTGCGGTGTTAATTCCTCGATGTTAACGAACTCAGTTTCAAAGATGTCTAGGGTA